CAAGCTTACACACATCTAAAAACTTTAGATGAATATGATGGGTATACAGACGTATAAAAAATAAATAATAATTAAATTAAATAAAATGGCAGAAAACAAAATCTCTGAAGAACACTTAGAGGAATTACAATCAGGTGTTTCAAAAATTAATCAAGTAGCGTTACAGATAGGTAACATGGAGTTACAAAAACACGGACTTCTACATCAAGGTTTAGAACTTCAAAGTGACCTAAGTAAATTTCAAGCTAAACTAGAAGAAAAATATGGCAAGGTATCTGTAAACATTCAAGACGGAACTTACGAGCCTATAGAAGACAAACAAGAAGTTACAGAAAAATAATTATGGAAATCCGTAAGATTTCTATTGGGGCAGACTATAAGTCTAGTGCTATGCACTATATAGTAGGTCAATATATTCTTAACGGAACTCATACAATACACTTAATAGATTACAAAAAAGAAACTGAATCTTTTGTTGTATGGATACAAAAAGGAGACGAGGTTTTTGCATGGAAAGAGTTTAATAAAAACATACCTGTATCTATTGAGTATAATATAAACTTCTAATGAAATCTCCATTTTTTTTCCTTATAAAACCAAAAGGAGAAGCTTATAATAATGAGATAGAATTAGCAGGAGAAAAAATAATTATAAACTCTACTGTAGAAAACCACATCAATGTAAATAGGTTTGCTGAAGTAATACAATGTCCTTATACTTATAAAGGAAAAATTAAACCTGGAGATACATTAATTGTTCATCATAATATTTTTCGTATTTATTATGACATGAAGGGAAGACCTAGAAAATCTCCTAATTACTTTAAAAACAATATATATTTTATCGACCCATATCAGTTTTATTTGTATCATGATTGTGAACAATGGAATACTGTAGGGGAATATTGTTTTGTAAAACCTGTTGATAAAGAAAATTCTTATCTTTATGAAGAAGGTGCAGAAACAAATACAGGTATTATTAAATATTCAAACAATACTCTTAATAAAATAGGGGTAAAAAAAGGAGATAAAGTTAATTTTACTAAGGACAGTGAGTATGAGTTTCAAATAAATAATGAAACCTTGTATAGAATGAGAGCTATTGATATTTGTACCGTTTTAGATTAATTATGAAAGATATAAATGATATAAAAAAAAGAATAATTAAAGCTGGTCATCAAGCTGTTTTACAGCTTATTAGAGTTGCAGAAGAGGAAATTATAAAACCAGATCCAGAAGATGAATTAGCTGCAGATAGATTGAAAAATGCAGCAGCTACCAAAAAGTTAGCAATATTTGATGCTTTTGAAATCCTTACAAGAATAGAAGAAGAAAATAGTTATATTGAGAATAAACCATTAGAAAAAGAGAACAAAACTTTTAGTGGTTTTGCTGAAAGAAGATCGAAGTAATGTATGAGCAAACTTTATATTCTGTATTAAAAGATATAATTCCTGCTAAGGTTTTAAAATCAAAAAACAAATCTAAGTCATGGAAATATGGCTATGATAAAGAATATGATTTAGTTATAATAAGCAAAACAGGAAGAATAGGAGAAAACTATTCAATACAAGGCTTGATTATTGCATTACCTAAAGAAGAAAGTGTAGCCAAAACAAAAAAATGGGTTAGACATGAATATCCAAAAGAATTAAAAAGAATTAACAATATATTTGATTGGAGAGATTTACCTGATGATTTTAAAAATAATTGGCATAACTACATAGATAATGAATTTAAAAAACGTGAAGAAGGTTATTGGTTTTATAATAAAAGTGTTCCTACTTATATCACTGGCTCTCACTATATGTACTTGCAGTGGACCAAGATTGATGTTGGGAAGCCAGAGTTTAGAGAAGCCAATAGATTATTCTTTATTTATTGGGAAGCGTGTAAAGCAGATTCAAGGTGTTACGGAATGTGCTATCTCAAGAATAGACGTTCAGGTTTTTCGTTTATGGCATCCGCGGAGACAGTTAACTTGGCTACCATATCTTCCGATGCACGGTACGGAATATTGTCCAAATCTGGAGCCGATGCGAAGAAAATGTTCACAGATAAGGTGGTACCAATATCGATCAATTATCCATTCTTTTTCAGACCCATCCAAGACGGTATGGATCGCCCCAAGACAGAACTCGCGTACAGAGTACCCGCTTCGAAATTTACACGAAAGAGACTCGAGTCTAACACCAAGGTTCAAGAAATGGTCGGACTTGACACCACTATCGACTGGAAAAATACCGGAAACAACTCCTATGATGGAGAGAAACTCACCCTTCTTGTCCACGATGAAGCTGGAAAGTGGGAGAAACCTGAAAACATTCTCGACAACTGGAGAGTCACAAAAACAACGCTTAGACTTGGATCGAAAGTAATAGGTAAATGTATGATGGGCTCCACATCTAATGCTTTAGATAAAGGAGGAGAGAACTTCAAAAAACTTTATAATAATTCAGATGTTTCTGAAAGAAATAAAAATGGTCAGACGCAATCTGGATTATATAGTTTATTTATTCCAATGGAATGGAATTTTGAAGGTTACATAGATGAGTATGGGTATCCTGTTTTTGATCATCCAGAAAAAGAAGTGTATGACGCTCATGGAGATATTATTGACACAGGAGTATTAGATAGTTGGGATAATGAAGTAGAAGGTCTTAAAAACGATTCAGATGCTTTAAACGAGTTTTATAGACAGTTTCCAAAAACAGAATCACATGCTTTTAGAGATGAATCAAAAAATACAATATTTAATCTGAGTAAGATATATGAACAAATAGATTATAATGATTCTTTTGCAATTAAAAGTAATATATATAGAGGTAATTTCTATTGGAAAAATGGACAAAGAGATACCGAAGTTATATGGGCGCCAGACAATAAGGGTAGGTTTTTTGTATCATGGATACCTTCAAGCAGTGTAATGAATAATGTAATTCAAAAAGGAAGTTTAAAAATCCCAGGTAATGCGCACATGGGCTCTTTTGGTTGTGACTCTTATGATATATCAGGAACTGTTGGAGGAGGAGGGTCTAAAGGAGCTTTACATGGTATGACTAAGTTTCACATGGACGACGGTCCAACTAACAGTTTTTTTTTAGAATACATATCTAGACCACCAACTGCAGAAATATTTTATGAAGATGTTTTAATGGCATTACATTTTTATGGCATGCCTATACTTGTTGAAAACAATAAACCCAGGCTTTTATACTATTTAAAAGATAGAGGATATAGAAGGTTTTCATTAAACAGGCCTGATAAACATAGAAACAATTTATCTAAATCAGAGAAAGAATTAGGAGGTATACCATCTTCTCAAGCAGTCATATCTGTGCATGCAGAAGCTATAGAGGGTTATATAGAAAACCATGTTGGGGTTATAAATGATATAGATAATTTAGATTATGGCTCTTGTGGTAACTTGTATTTTAACAGGACTTTACTTGATTGGGCTAATTATGACATTAATAATAGAACGAGATTTGATGCTACAGTTAGCTCAGGCTTTGCTATTATGGCAAACCAGAGTAAGCAACGGACAAACATACAAAAACATAATCAAATAAATGTTAACTTTGCAAAATACAGCAACAAAGGTTCTGTTAGCGAAATTATAAAATAAACATGATAAACAAACCAAAGTTCAATTCTGGGAGTGGGTTTCCAAATCAATTTGCACCAGATGAAGAAAAAGCTAGTTTAGAATATGGCCTTCGTGTAGGTAGAGCAATAGAGTCTGAATGGTTTTCAAGAGATCACGGAAGTTCTCTGTATGGAGAGATAAGATCGGAGTTTTTAACTAGACGATTATATGCAAGGGGAGAACAGCCTGTAGAAAAATATAAGAATGAATTATCTATAAACGGAGATCTTTCTTATCTTAATTTAGATTGGACACCAGTTCCAATTATTCCTAAATTTGTTGACATAGTAGTCAATGGTATATCTAATAGATTATACGATATTAAAGCTGAAGCTGTAGATCAATTTTCTACAATAGAAAGAGACAATTTTAGAAATGAATTAAGAGCTGACATGATCGCTTACGAGCCTTTAAAAATTATAAAAGACAATACAGGAGTAAATGCTTTCAATTTTGATGAAGCTGTAGTCCCTAAGTCTGACGAAGAACTTGATCTTTATATGAATTTAAGATACAAGCAAGGTGTTGAGGTTGCTCAAGAGACTGCTTTAAAAACCTTACTTGAAATAAATGATTATGAAGAAACTAAAAGAAGAATAGACGAGGATAATGTTGTTTTAGGTATATCAGTTTTAAAACACAATTTTGATATGCATGATGGTGTAAAAGTTGATTATGTAGACCCAGTTAATTTTGTTTACTCTCCTACAGAAGATCCAAACTTTAGAGATTGTTATTATTTTGGAGAAGTAAAATCTGTACACGCCTCTGAATTAAAAAAAATAAATCCTTATTTAGAACAAGAAGAGTTAGAACAAATTGTTAAAACTGCTTCTAGATATGATGGATATAGAAGCACTCAAAACTTAACTTCACAAAGTGGCCTTGATAAATCTAGTGTTTCTTTATTATATTTTTCTTATAAAACGGATAGCGAAATAGTTTATAAAATAAAAGATGGGAATAACGGAGGAAAAAAAGCAATTAAAAAAGATGGTTCTTTTAATCCACCAAAAACTGAACAAGCAAGATTTAAAAAAGTTTCTAGAAGAATAGATGTATGGTATGAAGGTGTAATGGTTTTAGGAACAAACACAATATTAAAATGGGAAGTAATGAAGAATATGGTTAGACCTAAATCTTCATTTCAAAAAACTATTGCTCCGTATATAGTAAACGCTATAAAAATGTCTAAAGGAAAAATAGATTCTTTAGTGAAAAGAATGATTCCTTTTGCAGATCAAATACAGCTTGTTCATTTAAAACTACAGCAAGTAGTGTCTAAAATGATACCTGATGGTGTATTTATAGATGCAGACGGATTAAATAGTGTTGATTTAGGAAATGGAGCTTCTTATAATCCTTCAGAAGCATTATCCATGTATTTTCAAACTGGTTCAGTTATAGGAAGAAGTTATACTGAAGACGGAGAGTTTAATAATGCAAGAGTTCCAATTCAAGAATTGACAAGCTCTGGTTCAAACGCTAAAATTGCAAGCTTAATAAATATGTACAATTATCAGCTTAGCATGATAAGAGCTGTGACTGGTGTTAATGAAGCTAGAGATGGAAGTGCTCCTGATCAATATGCTTTAGTAGGTATTCAAAAGCTTGCTGCTTTGAACAGTAATACTGCAACAAAACATATAGTACAATCAGGATTATTTATTACTAGAAAGCTATGTCAAGCATTATCTTATAGATTATCAGATATATTACAGTTTTCTGAGTTTGCAGATGATTTTGCAAAAATGATAGGCAAAAACAACTTAAAGATACTAAATGATATTAGAGACTTACATTTACATGACTTTGGTATTTTTATAGAATTAGAGCCAGATGAAGAAGAAAAAGCATTATTAGAACAAAACATACAACAATCTATTCAAGCACAGAAAATAGATTTAGATGATGCTATAGATATTAGACAGGTAAATAACTTAACATTAGCTAACACTCTGCTTAAAATAAAAAAACAGAGAAAAGAGCAAGAGGATATGAAGAAACAACAATCTACTATTCAAATGCAAACTCAATCTAATGTACAGTCAGCTCAAGCTGCTTCTCAGTCTAGAATGCAGGAATCTCAAATGAAACTACAAGGAGAATCTCAACTTGAACAATTAAAAAGTCAGTTAGATTTACAAAAAATAAAACAAGAAGCAGAAATACAAAAACAAATGCTTCAATTAAAATATCAGTTTGAGTTTCAATTAAAACAAATGGATTCAGAAAATTTTCAAAATAAAGAGAGTTTTAAAGAAGATAGAAAAGACCAAAGAACAGAAAAACAAGCTACACAGCAAAGTAAAATGATTGCTCAAAGAAAAGAAAATTTGCCACCTACTAACTTCGAGGAACAAGAAGAAGAACAGGTAGATCCTATGGCAAATCTTTTACAAAATATGAATCAAAAAAACGTGCTATAAATATTAGTATTTTTGTATAAAATTTAATTTAATTTATTATGAGTGAAGAAATCACAGCAAAAGTCATTGAAGATAATTCAAATGACGTAGATTTTAAAATAAATCTATCTAAGAGTAAAAAAGAAGAACCTAAAGAAGAGGTCAAAGAAGAAGTTGTTGAGCAAGAAGTTGAAAAAAAAGAGCAAGAAACAACAGAAGAAGTAAAAGAAGAAGTAAAA